GCTTCTCCTTGTTAGGATCGCAATCCAAGCATCGAGCTTTTTTCTTGTCTTCCTCATAGTCTTCCATCTTCATAAAGACAGACCAGAAGGCATCACACTCTGTGCAGTAAAATTCGTAATCAGGCATAATATTAGTTTTTTTATAAGTAGAATTATCGTCTAACACACAGGAATTCTGACTGAAGTGTTGATTTATCCCTGTATATTGGGGCACCGTGAATATCGTGAGTCTTTTTAATATGTTCAAGTAATTGGGTATACTTATCCTCCCCCAACTGGTTGTGAAGCTCCATTCCAATATACTTGATCTTTGAAAGATCTTTGTCCATCATGAACTCATACTCGCAGCATTCACAATCAATCTTCATGTAATCTACTTCTTTGGCACCAGACTCAGCTAGAAGCCGATCCAAAGCTGTCTCCATTGACACACTAGTTGCTTGTGATACAACTTCATCAGTCCACTCAGACATTCTAGTTCTAGACTCATCTAGCACTGAGCAGCTACCTGATTCGTTATTGCTATGAACAACAAAATCTAAGCACTTACCGTCGCATGAGTGCGCGGCCTCCTTAAACCCGGTAATATGCTCATGCCCTTTAGATTTTTCTTGAGAGATGTTAAAAGTAGCCTCAACACCTTCGTAATAATGAATGACCCTAAAATGGTCTTTGTGGAGATTAAAAAAGTTACCCACATTAGCTCCAATCTCTAAGCAAACACCCCCTTTAGTATCAGCGGGGACGAAGTACCTTCCTAGATTTGTGGGATTAATATGCATCAGCGATCATCTCCTGAGCCACCAAGCACCCCTCGATTCTGACGGTCTTCAAGCTTCATAAGGTTTCTCCTGGCTACGGTTTCTAGATCTGTGCCAAGCTCAGTTGCAATCTGTGCCACATACCACAACACATCGCCTAGCTCTTTTGCCATTTGATCAATATCATTTACATCAGCTTCTCCTCCTTTGTCTCGGAGGATCTTCTTGTATTTATTACAAAGTTCTCCTGCCTCACCCGCTAGGCCCAGGATAGGGTAGTTAAGTCCATCAGGGTAAATCGCGGTTTCGCCCGCACGTTCTTGGTATTCGTCTAGTTGCATGGTTTATAATAGCATCATTCACACCATCTATAAATTATTCTTTAGGATTTTCTTTAGTATAATGTACATATTCTTTATTTGTCTCCTTACATAAAGCTCCACGCTTGTCAAGGCGCTTGGTAGGTTTGATAGGTTCTTCTGGCATGGTTAGATTGAACTTGTCTGAGATCAGCTTAAGCATCTGTTGAAAGTTATCTACGCACCAACCGTGATTAAGAATTAGACACTTACTTTCATCGAAGGTCTTCACGATATCAAGAAACTCCTGCCATTCATTTAGTTTCTGTCCTGAATATTGTCTTTTAACCGAAGGGACCCACTCTTTGTAGTCCTTGTATATGTAAATTATTCCTAACTCTGCTTCATTCAGGTTAGGTTTATGATGCTTTAGGGCTACACGCGAACGACCTTTCTTATTCTGGGGATAAGTGTTAACGTATTCAATCTCAGGAAAGTTTTTAACTAATGAAAACTCTAGAAAGTTAGTTCCACTTTTTTTTAACCCGTAAACTTGAATTTTGTTCTTGGTATTCATCTTATCTTCGTTGTATAAGGTTACTCTTTTATTTTATTTTATTTACCGTCTTCCACCCAGCATCAATAAAAAATTTAACATTATCATCTCTTTGCTTTTTAAAATTTTGTATCGAGGTGACTGCCCCCTTGTACGAAGCTTTACTGTCATCTCCGTAGATTGGCTTAGTTGAACTACTTAGCCTAGAATTTTCCTTTGGGTGCGGGGGACAATACGTTTTCAGTCCACCGTGCTTTTGTCCTAGGTATGATAGCTGCATATCCTCCCCATTATCAAAAGAATACGGCACCTCATACCACAAATATTTTAGATGCTCTCTTTTTAAAAACCAAGCATGGCCCACTAAATCTACTTCTACCGTATTTTCGTTTTGAGAAGGCCAGCCCTGCCTAGTGTAAGGATACATTCCATACGTCGTTAGTTGGACACCTGCACCTCCCAAAATACCTGGAGTATCATTCATAGTATTAACACAGTTCTCATACCACATATCTCCTGGGATCGTGTCGTCGTCAAAAAAAGCAACAAACTCAGTTCTTGCTAACAAACCCAAAGAAAATCTAGCATGGTATTTTAAATTACTATCAGATAAAATAATTTTATCCGCACCCACCTTGGAAAAATCGAAGCCCTCGTTTTCCGGGCTCTTATTTACCCAAACCCATATTTCTTCGCCCTTGCAAGTCTGCTTCTTAATAGCGTCTACTTGCTCTCGTAGGTAGTTCGGTCTCTTGTAACAATTCAGTATGGTAGTTATCATAATACTTTGTCCTCTCTCATGCCTAAGCCTCCTCCCGGCCCGTGGAATACTTTTGAGTTGTTTACCTTTGTAAGCACTCTATCAATCCATTTAATATTTAGAAAGCTGCTCAATTTATTTGCCACGCGATAATCGCTCTCCTTCACCTCATCCCACTGCGCTGCCCAAATGTGCTTGCTGTGGAACATGTAGCAGTTAGCGTCTATTTGACAAGGAAAGACTCCCTTACCGAATGCTGGGCCAGGAATCACCGCTCTGGGAAATTGAATCTTCCAGATGAGTAGGTCGTCCTCATTTTGGGCGTGCTCCATGATATTAGCTAGAGAGTTCTTGTTGAGAAATATATCGTCATCGTCAAGGAACATCACCCACCCCTCAGTAACCTCTTCCATGAGCTTGTTACAGTAAAGGTTGTAAGGAGAGTGCCTCCACCCGTACTCCTCTCGCCTGGGTTTGCGGTCCACTCTGATGATATCGGAAACCTTATCCTTGGCGTACTCGTAGCTCTCATCGTCGTCAGCACAAACAATGTGACGAACATGCGGGTATGTTTGCTTCTTTACGCTCCTGGCATTTTCCATAAAATAGTTAGGGCGTCCTGAAGTTCTTGTCAGAATGTTAACTAGCTTGGACACTCTCTTTCTCCATCAATTCCTTGTAGATATCAATTCGACCTCCAACCATCTTATTCATATCAAAATTCTCTTCTGTAAGCTGGTGTAGGTTCTCTCCCATACGCTTAACCATGTCCGGCTTCTTAGCACACAAGGTTAGAATCCTAACCCATTCCGAAATGCCTTTCTTAGGGTCGATGAGGAAACCTGTCTCCCCGTCTTTGATCCACTCGTCGTAGCAGCCTACGTTACTGGCTACTAGAGGGATCTTGTACCTTCCACACTCAGCTACTTTTATTTCAGACTTACTGTCATTGAAGTTATTCATTTCAAGAGGAGCTAGAGCAACATCCATATTAGAGTAGAACTGCCCGTACCTATCGGGCTGTAGCGCATGGTGGATGTTCCAATTCCTCCCTCCTTTGAAGCCACGAAGAATAATAGACTTGTAGCTGTTCCAAACGTCTGTCTGCCAGTCTGTGTTGCCCGGAGGCGGATGTCCATAGAAATCCCACTGACAGTTCTCTCGCCCAACTCTTTGGTTCACTAGGTGAGGCACTCCGGAGAAATACTTTAGGTCTTGCTCATGGTGAATACCTCCCACCCAGCCAAAACGAACGTAATTCTTCTTCTTAACTTTAGTTTTGGGTAAGTTCCAACAAGGAAGATTATAGTCAATAGTATTCTTTACTATGGCTAAGGCGTTCCCTTTCCCAATGTAAGGCTTAACTCTCTCAGCAAACTTTCTTTGTGTGACTGTAACTAAATCAGCGTGGCCGTAAATGAACGCTGCGATTTCTTCCAATCCCTTCTCCTTATAGACATCATACAATCTATGCCCTTCGTAAATGTTGGTTAGAAGGTCATCTGTGTCGTAGTGAACAAAGCAACCGAACTCTTTTGCCTTACCCACAATTCGTGCCGTGTACGGGCCACCGAAGTTGGACAGATTCTGAGTGAACACAATATCTGCCCACTTCATGTTCTCGAACTCCCAGTTCTCCTTCCACTTGCCCGTCTTCTCGTCAATACCCAAAGGGTTCTTATCCCACCTAATTTCTACCTTGTCCCCATGAAGCTCTTCTAGCTTACGCATAGGACAAATAATTCTGTAGTAGGAACACCCGCCTTCATTGGCAGGAACACAAAGTATCTTTAGTTTCTTTTCTTCAGTCATAATAAAAAAGGAAGGCACCCCGTCAGTGCCTTCCTATTATAGTCAAATCCTAAATGAAGATCGGCGGATTAGACTAGTTCTTCTTCCTCTTCCATAGCGGCCATTTCACTGGCCTCTGAAGTGTGAGAAACGCCGATGGCAGCAGCTACACCGTGAATGGTGCCAGCGATATCGACATTGCTGTCAGTCGGAACCATAGCCTTGATAGCCTTGGCATAGTTCTTACGCTTTCTGCGGCTGATGAGAGTCAGGACACCCTCCCAGGCAGCAAGGCCAGGAATGAAGGTAGAACCGAGACCGATCAGTGCATCAAGAATCCCAGGAACATCGCCCTCACCGGGAGAGAAGGGAACATAAGCGCCCTCCTCAATCAGGTCGTCACGATCAGCCAGGACAAGCTGGGTGCCCTCAGGAAGCTCACCAACAACACTTGCAGGTAGAGTCTCAAGCGGGACTGGCTCCATCTCAGCGCCCTCTACGAGTTGGGATGGAGTGGTTACAACAGTGTCCTCACCGAAGAGGTCACTCAGGAGTTTGCAGGAGGTGAAGCCCGTCATGATGACGAGAGCCGCTGCAAGGGATAGAATAAGGTTTTTCATAATCAGCTTTGAAGTTTAGAGAGATAATCCCCGTCCGAAACATCTTCATCGGGACCGTTGGGGTTACTAAGTTCGGGAAGCCCAGTAAGAGCCGCCACCACTTTCTTGTACTCCTCGTAATCCTCTAGCTTAACGAGGGAGTGGATGTCATGAAGGCTGTCCATAGCAGAAGCAACCTCAGCTTTAGAGCCAGCAGGAGAAGACTTTGGACGCGGGGCCGACTGATCGTACTTAGGCCACTGTCCTTCCATCTCCTTGATGATCTTAAAGTCGTGCCCGTCAGCAAGATCGGTGATGTCACCGAAGTCCTCGTCAAGCATAGCCGCAATGATCTTCTTGAACAGAATGACACCAACAGAGAGGATCTTGACATCCCCAGAGTTGCGGTCAAGGATGTTCATGTAGTAACGAGCGCGAGGCTTAATCTGCCGCGCAAGATCTTCGTCTTCCTTCTTACCAGTCTTCCACAGACCGTAGTACAGGTCGCACAGAGGGCAAGCCTCACCATGCACCTTACGGCAGTGGTAGTTCTTAGTGTTCCCATCAGGACCCGTCACGCGGTGGATCTTAGTCTCCGCATAGAACTCATGGTCATCATCCTTGCCAGGAAGGATACGGACAGCGTTGCTGCCCTCAGGGATTTGGTAGAACTTATTCAAGAAGTCCGAGTTGTTGGAGGTAGTGCCTCCACCGTTAAGTTGTTCGTGTTTACGCCGTAGTGCTTCTAGATCAATAGCCATTGTAGTTTCCTCAGTTATAAAGTTTAGTTTCTGCACGCTGGTTGCTGGAAAGCTGGACCAGCATGTCTTTTTTTTGCTCAAGAGCTTTACACAGGCCCTTGAGAATTTCATACTTGAAAGAAGCTTCGTTCATCTCACTAAGTAGCTTCTGATAATCTTCGTCAATGTTAACTAGATCATCCAGGTCCTTAGCGGTAAGCTTTACTTTGGACTCCTGCTTGTTGGTCGAACGCAAGTCAGAAACCAAGCGCGTAACCTCTGAGTGGATGAAGTTGAACTCTCTTTTTGCTTTAGCAGCCAGCCCGTTATAATAGGCGAAGACAGTCCCCTGCTTACGCATTTCTGTGTCAATATCATGCTCGTTGAAGTCCATGATAGAATCCGTCAAGTTTTTGTAGTCTGACCAAGTGAACTTGTCCAGCACTTCTTCAATATTTCCAATATCAGGTGACATTTAATAAATTCTAGTAGATGTAGTTGTTGTTATAGAGTTGGGAAATGTGGTGGAGGGATTAATCCCAGGCAAGGGCTCTCCACTCGTATCTACATTATACGTCTGCCCCAAAGTATTTGTAGAAGGATTTATAGTTTTTTGCAGAACATCCTGTTTTCTCTTTTCTTGAACGTAACTAGTTGACGTTAGCATAGGCATAGAGACGCTAGGTTTGTTCCTTGGATACTTTAAATCAAAGTCTTCTTTTGAAACAATAATTAGTTGCCCAGAATTAGACGCTGCTATGTAATCTCCAGGGCGACCTCGATCTACGGTCTTCGCAGGATTGCTTTGTTTTGCAGTACATAAACCAAAAGGTTCACTAATTAGATAGAATGTTTGATTTTTTGTTTTAGTAGTGAAGTTTTCCCTAGGGATACTAGCAAATACCCAACTCCCTGACCTAAGAACCGATATACGGTTTACAAACCTTGAAGTGAAAGGTTTAATATCATTCTTGCTTAATCTGCTCATTGATAATAGAAAATAGTTTTGGGTTAAGGTTTATCAGCGTTAGCCAACCTCTTGAAGTTAGGGTAGTAATCTCCTCATTTGTATGAGCTTCCACCACACCCGTGTCTTCGTTTCCCCCTAGTCCACAAAGTTCAAGA